GCTAGGGTATCAGTCCAATCTGCGTCTTCCATACCTGCTGGCTTACCTGCATTGATTAGGGCTACTGAGTCACCACAAGCTGCGTGGTGTGCTGCGATTTCTACTGCTGTTAATTCGTCCATCTTTTTATTCCTCTAGTGCTGCTATACGTGCAGCGAGTGCTGCGTTCTTGGTTGATAATTCTTGTACTGCTTTCAGTAAGGGAACAACAAACATCTCATAGGAGATGCCTTCTATATTGTCTATACCATCTTCCAGCTTACTGTAACCTGCAAAGTCCGTTATGTTATGAGTATCCATCGCTGCTTTAACTTCTTGAGCAACAAAACCGTACATCTTTTTGTCATATTCTACTGAAGACTTATCAGCATCATAGTTGTACATAGACGGATCTAACTCAGATGGCGCTTTCCATTTGTAGGTAACTGTACGTAATGCGTTAATGAAGTCCAAGCCACAATCATTGTTTGAAGATATTTCCTTCTTAAGTCTTTCATCTGACGAATGCGTCCAAGTGGCGTTAGATGTAAAAGTATTATAGATTCTGTTACTACTGCCATGGCCCTTACCTATAGTTACCGTGTTATCACCCGCACTATTAACGTCATGGCCTAAACATATTTGGTTAAAACCTGTCGCACTAGAAGTGTGAGAATAAGAACCTATTAGTGTATTCTGCTGGCCTTGAGTGGTTGCTGTATTGTACTTGCCTGTGTTGAAACCTATGAATACATTATAACCCCCCGATGTAATGCCACCTCCTGCGTCCTTACCTACCGCAGTATTCTCTGGTGCAGTAGTTGCGGCTTCTAGCGATCTAGCTCCAACTGCTACGTTTGAGGCACCTGTAGTATTTGAGTACAAGGAGGCAAAACCACTAGCTGTGTTGTTGGCTCCTGTAGTGTTAAACTTCAAAGACTGATAGCCACTAGCTGTGTTGTTGGAGCCTGTAGTGTTAGCTGCCAAAGAGTTAATACCAAGGGCTGAGTTAGCAGACCCTGTAGTATTATCCTTTAGAGCCTCTCGACCTACCGCAGTGTTGTAGCTGGCTGTAGTGTTGCTCTGTAAGGCAGACGTTCCAATTGCTGTATTTACAGATCCTGTGGTGTTGTACAGCATGGCATAAAGACCTACCGCAGTGTTGCTGCCACCTGTGGTGTTCTTATACAGGGCCTCAAAGCCACTAGCAGTGTTGTTGGAGCCTGTGGTGTTAAATGCCATAGACTCAAAACCACTAGCGGTGTTGTTGGAGCCTGTAGTGTTTAACTCCATTGAACTCCTGCCAGTAGATGTATTTTTAATACCCGTAGTATTAGCAAATAAAGCATTCAAGCCACTAGCAGTGTTGTCTGAGCCAGTAGTGTTAGTTTTTAGTGCCATCCTACCAATGGCGGTGTTGTTGGCTCCTGTAGTGTTAGCCATTAAAGCCTGATAGCCAGTAGCTACGTTTAATGCACCTGTAGTGTTAGAGTATAAAGCCTCACGACCTACAGCAGTGTTATAAGAAGCTGTGGTATTACTCCTCAATGCACTATTACCAACGGCTACGTTAGCGGCACCTGTGGTGTTAGATAGGAGTGCCTCTGCACCAACTACAGTATTAACAGCTCCTGTGGTTGTGGCTTGCCCTGCCTTATAGCCTAGAAATACATTATATTCTGCCGTGGTGGCAGCCTGCCCAGTGTATGTACCGTAAGATGTGTTATATGAACCTGTAGTGGTATTCTCTAAGGCACTTCTTCCTGTTGCTACATTTCGTATGCCTGTAGTGTTTTTCCAGAGAGCTTGTAATCCAACGGCAGTGTTGTCAGAGCCTGTGGTGTTAGCCTTCAAAGCCTCAAAGCCACTTGCAGTGTTATTGGATCCTGTGGTGTTAGAGAATAAAGAATAAGCGCCACTACCAGAGTTATCTGAACCTGTAGTGTTTTGATATAAGCTGTCATAGCCTACTGCTGTGTTACGAGAGCCTGTGGTGTTAGCATATAGAGTGTACGATCCTAAAGATGAGTTTAGATTGCCTGTAGTGTTTGAGTACAAAGAGACAAAACCGACAGCATTATTATTATAACCTGTGGTGTTAGCTTGCAAAGCTTGCTGACCTACTGCCGCATTATAACTAGCTGTAGTGTTACTCCAAAGAGCATTAAGACCAACAGCCACGTTACTAGAGCCTGTGGTATTAGCTTTCAAAGCCTGTCTACCCAACCCTGAGTTATTATTACCCGTAGTGTTAGCTTGTAAAGCACCTTCACCAAAAGCAGAGTTATAACCACCCGTAGTGTTAGCATACAGAGCATGATAGCCACTTGCTGTATTATTAGATCCTGTGGTGTTGGCAAATAAGGAACTTAATCCAACCGCTGTGTTGTTACTAGCTGTAGTATTTGACCATAGTGCGTTAGCACCTAGTGCTGTATTGCTGGAGCCTGTGGTGTTTGATTTTAGAGAAGTATATCCGAGGGATGCGTTATTTCTACCCGTGGTATTTGCAATTAAAGAGTTTCCTCCTATCGATGTATTCTGATCGCCTGTGGTGTTAGCATTAAGCGCATAATAACCTACCGCTGTATTACTATCAGCAGTAGTATTAGAGTTTAGTGCAACATGGCCTATTGCTATATTGTAGTCACCCGTGGTGTTTAAGGTCAGGGAGTTATAACCCATTGCTATATTCTTCTGGCCTGTGGTGTTAGAACCTAAAGCATCCCTACCAACTGCTGTGTTATAACTAGCGGTACTGTTAGCATCTAATGCACCTTCACCTACCGCAGTATTAGAGGCACCTGTGGTGTTAGCATATAAAGCTTGAAAACCAACAGCCACGTTACTGCCTGCGGTAGTGTTAGCCTTTAAAGCATCCCGACCTATTGCAGTATTTCGTGCTCCTGTAGTGTTTGCGGATAATGATGACTCACCAAAAGCTGAGTTGTCATGCGCTGTAGTGTTAGCATCTAAAGCAGCATATCCTACAGCAGTGTTACGTATACCTGTGGTATTGGCCTGTAATGCACTCCGACCAACCGCCGTGTTATCTGCTGCCGTAGTAGTAGAGGCTAGAGATTGGGAACCTACAGCAGTGTTATTAGCACCTGTAGTAGCGGCTGTTAAAGCGGAGTAACCAACGGCAGTATTTTGAGCTGCTGTAGTGTTAGACGCTAAAGAAGCATAACCACTAGCTGTATTGTAATTACCTGTAGTATTGGCGGCTAAGGCTATAGTACCTACCGCTACGTTAACAGTGCCCGTGGTGTTAGCCCTTAAAGCCTGATAGCCACTAGCTGTGTTGTTAGAGCCTGTAGTGTTGGATTGTAATGCGCTAGTGCCAGAAGCGGTATTGCTTGAGCCTGTGGTGTTTACTGCTAAAGAAGCAGTACCAACAGCGGTGTTACTACTAGCCGTAGTGTTGTTTGATAAAGCATCTTTACCTACTGCGGTGTTTGATGCACCAGTGGTGTTAGCGGATAAAGCGTAAAACCCACTAGCAGTATTGTTACCACCCGTATTGTTAGCGGCTAAAGCACTTTTACCACTTGCTGTGTTGTTGTCTCCTGTGGTAATTGCAGTACCAGCTTCATCACCTACCAACGTATTATTGTTACCACCAGATACAATAGAGTTACCCGCGTTAACACCTGCTACAAAGTTTGATGTACCTGCTGTGACTGCACTGATACCTTTGGTAGCAATGTTACCTGTCATCGTGCCGCCAGCTAGAGGTAGCGAGTGAGCATCAACCCTACTAGCTTTGACTTCACCATCTGCTTCTAAAAGGTCTGCAATGTTTCTTGCCTTAGACATTTATTATTCTCCTATTCTGGGGCTGATGCTGCTTGTGCTGCTGCGTAAGCTGATACAACAGCATCGGTATGTACTGCTGCGCAGATAGCAATTACCTTGGCATCTTCACCTGTGGTGTCACAATCTGGTGTGCATACGTGACGATGATAAGAAGAGGATAGTGCTACACCATCTTCTAAGATTCGTGTGGCTGTGCGTACTTGTACTGTGCCGTTTTCTAAGACTTCGATCTTGTCTACGATTACTTCTTTAGTTAGTGCCATGTTATTTATTCCTGTTTATTAATGTCTGTTGCTAGAATCCACTAGCAGTAATTAGGTTGTTCTATAGGTGAAACTTCCAGCTAAAAATGTACTTGATGAAATATCACCAGTATTCCAATTTGTTTGACCGATGCCAGTTTGAGCGCCTCCCGAAGTATATTTACACTCAACATAATCAGTAGAGTTATTTGCTCTCAGAATTATACCCCCTCCTAAATCTTTGGATGTTAGGTTGTTCGCATAGGTAAGCTCACCAGAAGAAGGTTCAGCAGAGCCGTGTGATACGTTTTCAACAGTAAAAGGTAAATCCTTAATCTGTAAAGCGTTTCCTGCGCCAGATACGCTATTAACTTGAATCGCAAATATACAATAAACTAAATTACCTATTTTCGTATAATGTCCACTTTGACCTGATTGACCCACCGAATTACCACTTGAATCTCTTAAATTAGGAGTCCAAGTACCCTCTTCGTAATCATCTAGCTTATTAGCAGCACCCGTTCCTCCGAGAAATACTCCACCTGATAGGTACAGGTCTTTGAATCTTGCCCCCGGATCGCCTAGAGTTGTAGCGCCATTGACGCTAGGATATATTTCGTCAAACTGGTCAGCAAAAATAAGCTGCGTGTCAACTGAACCTACTTTAAGCTTTCCAGAAGTAGAACCGATACTACCTACAACAGTGCCAGCTTTGCTAAGACGTATAAGCTCACCATCCGAAGTTAATCGATTAATTCTTAAACCAGAGTTACCATCTCTTGTAAACTGAGCCGTTCCATTAGAAAGTAATTCGCATCCAGATGAACTACTAGCTTGTGAAGACTTACCAACAAGAGCGTTTCCAGCTGCGTCTATTCTCACGCGTTCTGTGTTAACGCCACCTGATACAGATGTTTTAAACAACAAAGCGCCACTGTCAGTTGCACCGTCTGTTTTTGCAGATATAGAAGCAAGGTCAGTAGCAGTGTTATTTCCAAAAGTGATTGAGCCAACGGCTTGGTCTGTGTTGGAATCATTCCTTCTAATCTGAATGCCGTGACCACCGCCAGAGGCAGGAGTTTCTATCTGTAATAAATCAGAGGTGTGGCTTGCTGAATCTCCAAGAAGAAGTTTGCCAGATGAGTCTATCCTCATGCGTTCAGAGCCAGCGGTGTAGGCCGAAATAATGTCAGATGTTGAATTGCCAGTAATTCGAGTGGTTATATCGCCCCACCCCATACTGTATCCGTCTGCTACTTTTACATGATTATTTAAAGTAGATATACCATCAACAGTAAGACCATCAGCCGTTGCCACTCCAGTAATATTGACACCGCTGGCTGTGGTGGCTATTTTGAGTGCGTTGTCATAAAACAACTCAACAGCACCATCAGTTAAGAACCTACCCATACTTTCAGAAGTACCCTTATTGATTAACACCCCTGTACCATTGGAGGTAATTCTTAAAGGCCCAGTACCTACGTCACTCACGTATGAGTGGGTACCATCATGGAATATCTCTAAGTCACCACCAGTGCCAAACTTAGCCTTGACGTTATCACCATGTAGCGTATCGCCTGTCATGGTGCCGCCAGCTTTGCCTAAGAACCTTGCATCAGCAGCAGTCTTAGTGTGGTGGTCTGTCAATACAAAAGCAGAATAAGATACAATATCTACACTATCCCCTACAGTAGCACCTGAAGCAAGCACAATACTTGTACCATTAGTAGCAGTATAGTCTGTTGCAAGAAGTAGCTTAACACCATTCAAGTATACATCAGCAAAGCCAGCATCATAAGTCACTGCAAATGTAGTTTGTCCAGCAGTAGCAGTGAATAAAACACGTTCAGATGTGCCGTTAACTGTAGAACCAGCGTCCTTCCAGATAGAGCCATTCCAAACACGCATTGTGTTAGCTGTAGTGTTCCAATGTAAGGAACCTACAATTAGTGCATTACCATCATTGTCTACAGTTGGGTTAGAAGACTTAGCACCTAAGTAACGATCATCGAAGGAATCATAAGATGCAGCAGCATTAGTCTCACTTGTAGAAGCATTACTCGCTGAAGTAGCAGCGTTAGAAGCACTAGTAGCAGCAGCAGTAGTAGAACCAAATAAAGTATCAGAGTAACTTTTAGTAACTACATCTTGTGCAGCCGTAGGGTTAGCTACACCTGTAATCTTGTTAGCTCCCATTGCAAGAACACCACTCATGGTGTCGCCTGACTTGGCTAGCTTCAATGCATCAACACCATCCACGTATGTCTTGTGTGCAGCGTCTGTGCCAGCCGTAGGAGCGCCTAGGCCAGTAACTTTGTTGTTACCCATAGCAATGGCACCAGTCATGGTTCCACCTGCCTTAGGTAGCTTTGTAGCTATTGCAGCAGTAGTAGTAGAAGCATAGTTGGCATCATCACCCAGAGCAGCGGCTAATTCATTTAGAGTATTCAAAGCTCCCGGAGCAGAGTCTAGTACTGCAGCAACTTCGGCATCAACATAAGTCTTAGTAGCAGCATCAGAACCTTGAACAGGATTAGATAGACCAGTTACCGTGGCAGAAGTAGAAGCATTCATATTCAATGAACCATTGATGGTTACATTAGTAAATGAACTTGTACCTGAACCTGCAGTGATATTACCAGTCACATTACCCGTAACTGCACCAGTGTGAACACCTGCAGTATTACCCGTTACGTTACCTGTTACTGCACCAGCAATCGGGCCTACAAAGTTAGTAGCTGTGATAGTTGTACCAACAATAGTACTAGGAGTAGCAGCACCTATTGCGGTACCATCTACATTACCAGCATTGATGTCAACAGTTGCTAGTGTACTTGTACCTGTGCTAGTAACATTACCAGCTAGGTTGCCTGTTACATTGCCTGTGACTGCGCCAGTGTGAACACCTGCAGAGTTACCTGTTAGGTTACCTGAGACATTGCCTGTTACAGTGCCTGTAAGTGGGCCTACAAGAGAATTACCAGTAATAGTAGTACCAATGATAGTAGTTGGCGTAGATGCACCAATAGTAGCATTATCAACTGTACCACCATTGATGTCTGCAGTAGTTGCTACTACAGCAGTGAATGTACCTGCAGCTGGAGTAGCCCCACCTATAATAGTACCATCTACTGTGCCACCGTTAATGTCTGCAGTGGTAGTAGTTACTGCGGTAAACGTACCTGCAGCAGGGGTAGTAGCACCAATGATAGTTGCATCAACAGTACCAGCGTTAATATCAGCAGTATCAGCAACAAGTGAAGTAACACTAGCAGCGGCTTTAGAAGCAGCACCAATAGTAGTACCGTCAATGTTACCTGCATTAATATCAACAGAGGCTAGTGTGGATAAGCCTGTGACACCTAAAGTACCAGCAATGGTAGCATTCTCATGTACAGCTAAGGTATCAATATAACCTATACCATCAATGTATAGATTCTTGAACTCAGCACCAGCGGCACCAAGGTCAATGTCACTATCACTTACAGGAACAAATGCCCCATCTTGAATGCGTAGTTGTTCTACAGTGCCATTGCCTACTTGTACAAAGAAACCAATACGATTGTTAGTAGTATCAATGACTACTTTATTTAGTGCATCTGTATCGGCAATAAGAGGTATGTAAGCACCTTCAGTGCTAGACCCATCATGCTTGTGACCAGTTGCAAAGGCGAAGGCATCACGGATTGCATTGTATTCTGCATTCACTGGTGCCGCTTTTATTACTGCGTTAGATACTATATCTGCAGTTGATTGTCTAGTATAGCCAGCCATTTATCTTAAATCTCCAGTGCCGTAAGTTAACACAATACCCTGTATGCTGTGACTAGCATCAGTGCTATTAGTTACGTATTTAAATGATACAGACTTACCCGATCCTGAGATATTAGTAGTCTGTATGGGGGAAGGATTACCGCTGTATATAGCAGTACTGTCGTAGGTAGCTTCATTAAAATATGCTGCAGCACCTACAGTAGTCATCACATAGTTAGTGGGGTTCATTACATTAATATCTTCATAGTCATACACTACAGACAGGATAAGTTCATTGTCTCCCTCAGAACGTAGGTATGTATTTATCTTATGAAAGATTTTACGTTGCTCTGGGTTTTCCATGTATATGTATGGGGTCTGATACATACTAAATATATCAGCACCAGCAAAGCTATTACCTATTTCTTGTCTGTGTACTTTACCATCTGAGGTGCCATGTATAACAAATTCATACTGTCCTAAATAACCACTAGCAGCACAAGTAGCTTCTATTCCTAGTAGCTGACCAAACTCAAAGGCCATGCCTGTCTCCGATTTACGAAGACCTCCAATGATACCTTGAGACTCTGATGCAGAAAAGAACACTCTAAACTGAGACTTCTGGCGAATAACAACGGCAGACAACCCATTTAAATCTATATCAAATACAATGTCAGTAAATAAAGATTGTATACCCTTAGACACAGTTTCTAATTCTACGTCACCAATCTTACTTGTACCAGATATAGGACGCATACCATCCTGACTAAGGAATAATAAATCACCACCAATTTCAATAATGCTATCCGTAGCAAGACAACCTAAATTGTGAGTAACACCTGACAATACAAAGTTTGCTGCGGCAGTTCCCTTCAATGCTTTGATAGTGTCTGTTCCAAATATGTATAGCGCATCTCGGAAAGGTTTAATAGCTACAATGTCAAATCCTACTTGTATTACTCCAGCACCATTTCCTGTAGCAAAATCAGTCTCAGCTAAAGGCGCACTAAAGAATAACTTAGAAGGATGGGCAGGATCACCTGCAAGGAACATATGATTAGCAAAGTCTACAGCGTACTTAGGATCTGTAGGTGCTGCTGAATGTGTTATTTGCGTGTACGTAGAACCATCATAAGTAGCAGCAGGATTAATACCATCTGTAAGAATAACTTTCTTAGCTGTAAAGTTAAAGCTAGCAATACGAACTTTACCTACACCTGTCATAGTAGGTGAACCACCACAGGTAACAGCTACCCATGCGGATGTTGAGTTGTTCCATCGGTGTAAATAGTTATTACCAGAACTAGGCTTCCTGCAACCAAGGATACCATCATTGATACCATTTGCTACGTGAACACCTAGTGTAGCGCCAGTGCCCGGAAGAGTCCCGTAGGAATTAGCAAAGCCACTTATACGTCTGTATCCACCTGTTACAGCAGGTTCATAGTTAACAAGTTGAATAGCACTGCCCGGAGAAGTTTCTCCTTGTGCCAGTACATCACGGCTAGTGTCTAAGCCGCCTCTGCACATTACTTTCTGTACTGATAATTGATCAGCCATGTTGTTATGCTATCCTAGAAGATGTGCGTTGCCCAGACCTAACAGCATAAGTAGATCTCATCTGGAAGGTATCATCCATTAATACATTACGCATGGCTTTAATACCATCTTCAAAAGAAGCTTGGTGCATCTGTGCGCTTTGTGCATTAGAACGGAACTGCATCATATACATCATGGCACCATCAATGACCACATGGCTAAATCTCTCAGGTATAATACTTACATCATCAAATAAATTAAGTGAGGCTGGTGTACTCCAATATGTATACTCTACTTCATAAGCAGCATCAGGTACGGGGGTAACACCAAAGGAAGTGTCATACGTTTGAAATACTTGTGTTGGCGCACTTAAACCTGTAGCTGGTGCAACATCGTCAGCAGACCTATGAGACTGTGTGTATTCTTCATAAGGCATGGGCTTTAGAACTGCAGGAGTATTAACCTTAGAGGCTAACTGTTTAATATAGAAAGTATCCCAGTCGGAACTTGAATAGTCGGCTGGGAAAGAATAAGTAGTAACGCCTGCTGTTAGCGTTTGAACTGTTGTTGTTTTAATAAAAGGCCACTCTTGACCATCTTGTAGTATACGTCTAATACTACTGTTGATAGCATCTTTAGCAAGAGCTTGTACGTTTCGTAGAGTATCAAAGCCATCACCAGCAGTATCAATCTGAACTTCATTGAGTCTGCGTAAGACCTCGTTTGCAAGTGCGACATATGTTGCCATTATTTCTACTCTTTACATAATAAAAGAAAGGGGGCAGATTGCCCACCCCCTCAGTGACAACGCTTAGGCTACGTTGTATTTAGCAGTAACTATTGCTTCAGGACGTAGGATCTTGCGACCGTAAAGGTGCATACCACGTACAATATCAGCAAAGCTATCTGGATCACGGTAAGTCTCAGTCTTGTTGATCTGCTGAGCAGTAGCAACACTAGAGTCATGACCTGCAACAATAACACCGTAGTTAGTGTTTTGGTTAGCAGTGCCAGCCGTGGATGAACCAGTACCTACAGAAGGCAAGTTGTTAGAAACATATACACGGAAACCATGCAAGTTGTCCAACATCAAACCATTACGTAGACCACCAGACTGTCCCCAGTCCATATTCAATAGACGAGAATCTTCGTCAGCTAGGATTTCTTGGAATACAGAATCCACAACTAACCAACGACCTGCCTTATCAACATTGTTCTGATCCATCAAACGAGCCATACGAGCTACCATTTGCAACGGAGTTGCAGTTGCAGTAGCAGCAGCAGTTGCTCCAGACATACGGGCAGCTAGTGGGATAGAGTGATCGGCAGCAGAACTAGTAGTGATGTTACCAAATGAAGACTTGATTAGCTTGTTAGCTGTAAGTAGTTCATCTGTTCCAGCAGCAGCCGTAGCCTTAGTACCAGAGATTACGTTGTTAACTGCACCAGCGTTAGCATGTAGAGCAGCTTGCTTGTAACCAGACAAGTAACCCAAGATTTCTTGGTCATACTGGTCAGCCAAACGATAGGCCGCACGATTACTAGCCATACTTAACCAGTTGATGTGGGTCTGTTGCTCTTCAATGTCATCTAGTTTAAATGCAAAGTAGTTAGACTTATCTACAGTTAAAGTAAAATCAACGTCAGTTAAATCCTGAGTAGCAATAGCAGTACCACGGGTGTATGCTAATACAGTAATTTCAGGCTCTTTGATAATACGAACAGAATCGCCAGCATTGGCAATCTCACCAAAGTAATCACTATTAGTGATCGCTTCGCAGACTGCTGACTTACGAAATTCCATCTGTACTTGTTTGCTATAAATTACAGGTGAGAAATTACCTGAGTTTAAGTTGGTATAACCACTCGCTTTTGCAAAAGCCATGATATATACTCCTATATAAATTGTAATGGAGCTATAACAATATCATAGAGGCTGTTATTCTACAGGTGCAGTCTTTATAAGTTGATCGACTTAATGTAAGATATGGGCTGTAGTGTATCAGGTCTGTCTATTTACTATTGTAATTGCTTATATGTTATACACGAATTTGCAAAACATATTGTGTTACTCTGTGTAGGGTAGCCGAGTGGAGCCTACTCTTCTGTAACGTACTAGTGTAACCAGAGGATCAGTCTAATTACACTAGAGGTTTAAAATACAGTTATACTGATTTTTATATAAATGTCAAGCTTTATTTAAACTTTATTTAAACTTAACGAGCACTACCCGATAGGTCATATACAAAGTTACCACTACGCATTGCCTTGGCAATAGCATCTTGGTGCTCTTCATACTCGCCAATGGTCATATCTGCTACATCGGACTCAACATATTGCTGTTCACCAGAGCCTTCTGTAGGAGTAGAACCACCACGGGAACTTACTTCCTGTGCTGCACTACGACTATCACCTTTCTTTGCTTTGTTCTTCTTGCTAATGCCAGCATCTAACTTATACAAGTCAACTGCTCGTGCGGCACTAGTTGCATCTGATTCATTATGGTATAGAGAGTCCTGAACCCATTTAGGTTGTAGGTCTACCCACTCATGGAATGCATCATCTTCACGGATCTGCTCAAAGTCAGGGTGAATCTTCAATAACTGAGACTCTGCCTTACTCTTATTAGCACTAACCTGAAGATCATCAATCTCCTTCATACGAGATGTAAGGTCTGCATTCTGATCCTTAGCTGCCTTCAATGCCATTGTCTGCATAATATTGGCTACTTGAGGATACTTGCCTGCCCACTCTGCAATCTCTTCTTCTGTACTAGGTAATTCCATCTCACCTGTTGCAGATGTCTTAAGTTCACCCTGCAAAGCTTTAATCTGTTCTTCAAAGTCACTCTTCTGTTCTTGCTGATGCCTACGTAGATCCCCATACCGCTTCTTGAAAGATCGCTCTTCCGCTGTATCAGGAGTTTCATCATCTGCTTTTTCTTCTGGTGACATCTCATGCTTTGCTTTTAATTCTGCTAGCTCTGCTTCGTCATTATCCATACGCTGTTGCTTAGTATTAACTCGCATGAAACCTTTTACTTCTGGTGTGTTCTTTACTGCTTGCATAATATTTACTCTCTTGTTGGGGCTAACAGTGGGGAAGGGTACGAAATTGTACACCTCCCGATCTTAGGTAGCCAATAAAGGGTATTAAGTTCGTTTTGCTGCCAAAGCTCCCTTTTTAGCTTTTGCTCTTTCTTTTGATTTCTTCTTAGCTGCTAGGCCTGTAGTGTTGTCAGAACGCATCTTCTTGATAGTAGGCGTATCTTCCTTCCTAATCAAGCCACCTTTATTAAGATACCCATTGCCTGTCTCCATAGCTTTCTTCTGGCTATAGCCGGAATTACCCCAACCCCCTGTGTAGCCACCACCGCCACCGCCACCGCCACCTGTGTCTGATGGTGGAGTGTAACCACCACTACCATTGTTGCCTCCACCACTACCAGCACTAGGGTGGCCTCCACCACCTGTTGCCGGAGGAGTCTTAGGGGGTGTTACAGGTGTAGTAGTTCCTGTTCCCGGAGGAGGAGTATTAGGCCGTGAATTAATGGCAGCCTGTAACTCAGCATCCTTGTTTGATAGAGCAACATCCTTATCCTGTACTGCCTGTTGTGAGTCTGCAAGAGCTTGCTTAGTATTAGCCAAGTCTTCCTGTAGTGCAGCTTGAATAGCATTTGATTGATCTACTTTACCTGACCACTCTTTATTAACTGTATCCCAGTCACCCTGCTTAACATCCCAGTCAGCTTCTGAAGTATCCCAAGCAGATTTCTGTGTGGATAGATTCGTGTTAGACTCAAGTAGTTGAGTGGATAAACTACTAATATCCTCTGCTGCTTTATCTTTAGCAGCCTGTAGTGCCAGAGTGATTGCATCAGTTTTACCTTCAGAACCCTTCAATGCAGCAGATATTTCATTGTACTTAGTTTCTGCATCTTCCTTTTGAACAGAGAGTTGCAGTGCGTGATTATCTGCTACGTTACCTCGTGTAATCTCAGCGTCTGCCAACTTAGTAGTGTATGCTTCACTCTCTGCATCCCACTCACCCTTCTGTGTAGCAAGTGCTTCAAGTGTAGCCTTTTGAATAGCGTCAGACTGTGCTTCCTTTCCTGCCCATTCTGCTGCTGCAGTATTCTTCTGTGCTGTAATACTATCACCACGATCCTCTGCGTCCTGTAACTTAACAGTAAGATCTTTTTGAATATTTAGTGCATCCTCTAGTTCGGTTGTACCTGAACCACTTGAGGTTTCTACTGTTGCTCCTTGCTGTGCTATTGCATCATCCACTACAGCCTTATCACCACCTGCCTTATCATACAACTCATTCATAATAAACGAAGGGATGCCAACGCCAGAACCAATAGCAATTACACCAACACGCTTAATAATGTCTAGTATATCGCCACCACCACTAAAGGCCTCTGAGAAGAATTCTCCTACCTTACCCATATTCCCTTCAGGTTCTCCTGTGTAAAAAGGATCAGGTAGACCCGAAGTTCTACGGATAGTGTCTGCAGTCTTCTGCGCCCAGATAGCAAGTTCTGCAGGTGTCTTATTCTTAAGTAAAGACCATTCCCAGCTGTCTTTATTAGTTCCCCGTGTATTAAATATCTCTAGTGCATCAGGGGTCATATAGTTCTGCATCTGCTTATTGACCATGGTACTACTAGTCTCATCCTTAAACTGTTCACCTAAGTCTTTAAGTGCAGCTGCACGATCACGGGTAACCCTATCTGATCGGATCTGGTGATGCTCCTTGATAGCGTCTGAATCACCCGGAGCAGTAATGCCCTTCCATGGGTTGTTGGGATCATTCTTCTGCATAGTAGATCCACCACCGTCACCCCCACTTGTACCAGTAACACCCTCACCTTCTGGTGGAGCCTCTGGTGTATCACCTTCAACGTAGGGAGAGTACCCTTCAGGTATAGGTCGTAGAGGTTGTCCGTCTACAAACTTAATAACAATCTTATCACCAGAGGCATTAATGAAAGTACGGAACTCAATTTGTTGTGTCTTGCCGAACTCACGGCCCATGTACTTCTTGTAAGATGGCATCTTAGATATTGAGCCGCCTTCTGCAAAGTTCTGTATAGCACCTTCAAAGTCTTCACCATCTAGACCATCAATGAGAGCATCCATCTCACCATCTTCATCTAGCTCCATAGGAGCAGGTTGACCACCAATCTGGCCTTCCTCTTCCATAGCACTTAAACCTGCCTTGGCTGTTGCACGAATCTTCATGAGCTTCTCTAAACCAATGAAACGTACTACATCAGCTGGTATTACAAACTCACCCTCACTTAACTGGGTAGGAATATCATCTCGTACTTCCGACTGTAATGAGCCTGTTGGTACTTCGTTACCTGATACAGCATCTACACTTGCACCATCATCTAAGAAACCGCCTTCTTCATAGCCATTCTTACTTTTCATTGTTGACTCTCTCTCGTAAATACTTTAATGATCTTAATGATTGAATTGCACCTTGGGATTGGAACAACTCCTTTGTATCGGTAGTCTGTTCCATCTTACGGTGCTGTTGTTCAATTAGATAATCCATATACTCTGTGAATGTTTCCCATGTGGGCTTATCATTACAGAGGTGCTTCAGCAGGAGCAGATTCATTGCCACTAAATCCTTGTTCACCCGGAACTGGTACTTGACCCATTCCGATATTACCATTACCTGCCCCAGTAGGATCAGAAGGATTAGGAGCACCTCCTTGTGGTGGAGCAGCCGCCTGTGCTTCAGCTTGTTGCTGTTGCATGATTAGTGCTTGTGCTTGTGCTTCTTCAACATTGTTAGTTACCTTATCAGGGTCTAGCTCCATTGACTTAGCAATCTCACGGATGATGTATTGTGACTTCATCCAAGGTGCTAAGGCAGGGTTTGCACCAACCTGTAGGAACTGTAACAGACGTTGACTGCGTACTTCGTTAGCCATTAGAGACTCAGTACCACGAGCTTTAACCTCTAAGTCACCACGAATGGCCTTATCAAAGTCAAACTGCATGTTGAAGTGGAAGAAGCTCTTGCCCATTGGCCCTAACAGGTAATCATCAATGTTCTTAATAACAGTCTTAATACCACCAGCTGCAGCACCCATTAGCATACTAATGCCACTAGAGGTACGACCTACACCAGTTACACCTGTCTGTCCATGGGAGAAAGAAGGTAAGCCTGTAGACTCGTCTGCTAACTGTCGTGCCTTATCAAATAACTGTAGGTTCTCTTGAGATACATTAGGGTACTTAGTACCGAACAACGCTTGTCCCGGAGCACCACCTTGCCTACGGAATACTTTACCCGGATACAACTGCATGTCCTGCCCGGGAACTAGGTTAGTTTCATCTACCTCAAAGATTAGGTTACCAGAGAGTACAGCGTTATCCACAGCCATACGCATGAAACCATTCATAAGAGTCTGCGTATCATCCATGTTCTCAGCTAAGGCAATGCCAAAGATTGAATAAGGGTTATGCTCATAAGGTACTGCGTAGTAAGGTAGACGTACAGGTTTGAATGGGTTAAGCACTGAGCGTACCACACGACCATTACAGATCCAGATGTTTACTTGAAGTTCATCAGCTGATTTTAGTTCATCTGGAATATCAATCTCATGGTCTTCTATAGTCTGCATGTCCATCACACCCCAGTACTCTAGTACCTCAAAGCGATCAACACCTGAGTCTAGCTGGTAGTCTTTAAGATCATCTTCCCAGTACTTCTTAATGTAGTTTTCACCTTGCGTGATAACATCTTCAATGACATCCTTACGGAAGAAAGGTCTACGCTTAAGTTCACGTAGTTGTGAGCGGTTCATCTTATGACGTTGAATTGAGTACTGACAGTCACTTACAGTGGCAGCATCAGGATCTGGATACCAGTCCCATACAGACACGTAAGATACTTTAGGTACAGTCTTGATGACAGGAATGTAGTTACCTTCCTCGTCCCAATCTGGGTACTCCTTGTCCACAGCCATTGGGCCTTTCATGATACCAGTACCAAAGAGAGGCATCTCGAATGCTGCAGATCGTAGTTGTTTAGTTGCTTCTGACTCGTCTAGCTGGTCATGGATCTTCTTTTCCATACGCTTAGCTGCAAGCATAGCAGGGTTATAGTTAACAGAAGTAGGTGAACTACCCATGCCTTCTTTAACATCCTTGCCCTCAAGCTTAGCCTCCATTGCACCAAGCTGTAAAGAAGCTTCAGTAGCACCAGCAGGTAGGTCATTACCATCACCAGCAAAGCCATAAGGACTTGCCTCTGGGCCTTCTTGACCCTTATCAGCTGGGTCATAGTGTACATCACCAGAGATACCCTCAGGTAACACTGTAGGATCTACAGATAGAGGGAAGCGTCCTGCACTGAATAACACATCAGTTATCTGACCATAGGCAGCGAGTACCTTAGTCTTTGTAACCTTAATGAATACACGAGACTTCTCAGCTTCAGTGAACTTAACTGCATCACTATACACACCACGATAGTTCTTGTAGTTGCGTAACCACTGTTCTTCGTATTGCCTACGTGCAGTCTCTGCCTTTGTAAAGCGTTCTTCTACTGTGGTGACTAAACTACTAACATATAGCTTCTCGTCTGATGCTTCTGATACATCTTCTAAAGCTACGGATGCACTGCTTAGTTCTTGGATTGGTTCTGCCATTTGTTACTCACAAAATGTTAAGTTAATAACCCATTATAGGATCTGCTAAATACTGTGTATTAGGTCTTGCTGATGCAGGATCATAATCAAATACACCAAATCTAGGACGAGACATCGTACCATATCTGAGTGCATCATATAGGTGATCATGTGCGTAATTAGTATCTATATCTTCTGGATTCTTCTTGTCTAATGGTATAGTAGGTAATTGAGATATAAGGTTATTACAGTTATTGAATATAATCATCCGAGGCTCTCCAGTGAAGTCATCCACCTGTAGCCTTCTATGCATTTCATTCTTACCTGATACTCTAGTTCCTTTAGACCTATCAGATGGCCTCCATCTACACCCCTTCTGTGTCATACGTTCAGCTATACTAGGGCCAGTGTCACCACGTTTGTGCCAACAAGAGGAGTCTAACACCCCATACTTTATCTGTCCATCACCCTTCTCTGCTTCAAGGATCATGTCTGCTAAATCTTCTGCTAATACCTTAGAGACATACATCTCTCGGTAAACAATTAACTGATCATTAGGAGCTACAGCGCACCATACAATTGCGGAGTAAGAACTATAGCCATAGTCTCCAGCCCTGAACTTAGTCCAGTTACTGGGTATTTCAAAAGGTTCCACCACATGTATACTACGGTTAAATTCAGGGAAAGCCGCACCTTCTGCAATGTCCCAGTCTCCTTCAAGTAGCTGCCTACGCTGTTGTTCAGGCAAGGAAAGCAAGTTAGCTTCATAATCACCAGTCTCCGTTAGGTAAGGGTTATCAGATAGCTTAGCAGGAATAAACTTCCTACGAAACAATGCTAAACCTTCCTTGGAGTGTCCTGCTGGATATACCATTGGGTTACCAGTCTCTGAATCAGTAGCATCAAAGGCTTCACCATATGGAGCAGGGTCAATGAACATCTTCTTTACCCAAGCATGTCCACGACCACCGGGGTTCGTAGAAGCTCTCATGTAAATAGGAAGATCAGTTGCAGTACTACGTAGTCGTGACCTTAGATAGTCCCATGCATACGAAGTACCCCATTGTGTAAGCTCGTCAAAGCCTACCCATGAGAAGGATAGACCTTGGTATCGTGATACGTCATCATCTTTGTCTAAGTAGGAGAACCATAGTCTGCCACCTGATGGTGCAGTCCAAGTCATTTTACGTTCAGACCACTTAATCCCCGGAATGATCTTAGGGTACATCTCTTGAGACTTCCAGATTAACTCACGGAGTTCCTCTGTAGTGTGACGTAGTATTAACCCAGAGAACTGTGGGTGTGTAATGTATCGTAGAGGGTCTGCAAGCATTGCATATGACTTACCTCCACCAGCAGAACCACCATATAGAACTTCTCTCTCACCTGCTGCTAGGAAGTCTGTCTGTGGGCCTGCATTAGGGGTAAAGATAACATTCTGTGGTGCTTCTTCATGTATATGTTCAGCTAATACAATAGCAGGGCTAGACAAATCTTCTATCGGCAAAGTTTCTTGCACCTTTGCGGTGGCCTTCGTACTTTTCCGCAATTGCTTTGGCTTTGGCGTACCGCTCGGCCCAGTAATTTGCGCTTCTAGCTTTAGTCTTGTTCTTCCTGTCACTGTCTGCTCTCTTCTTCAAACCCATGTGTGAAATACTGCGGCCCGATTGAGTTGTTAGCCATGCCGATACTTCACGGTATGAGTACAACTTCAAGTGTTTCTTTGCTTGTTCTAACAAGTCTAGTTCATCAGGGATTGGTACAAGTATATCGTTATCATCTTCACATAGTAGGTATCCAAAAGGAACTGTCCTGCCTATGCGTGGTATAGGAACCCATTCATATGAGTCTAAATCTATATCGGGTAGTTCATACTCACCTGCACTGGGTAATGCTTCCGCTAGTTCCATTATAATTTCCTTCTATTACAAAGAGGCTTCCATTCCTCTGCTACACTGGGCGTACCTTTGTGTAGTCTCGAATGGCCTCAACGTCACTACTGCTTGAATAGGAGAGGATGAAGCACTATTAATTTGGCGAATGAGGTAGGACTCGAACCTACAACCTGTGGGTTTGGAATCCACCGCTCTTCCAATTGGAGCTACTCAAACATGTAGGGGAAGTAGAGATACTATCAGCCACTCATATTATATTATTTTATTGGCGTAAGTGCTGTGTATCTCTACTAATTTAGTTTGCCGTTAGGCAATTCTCTCTGGAGGGTTAGTCCGAATTCTTTGGTGGAAGTAACATAATACCTCCAGTGGTCTTAACTTCTACCTTCTCTGTCTTGGCGAAGCCTGCACGATCCATCATATCCTTAGCAGCATTCATCTTATCTTTAATGCCTAGCTGTGTAGGGTCAGTTAGACCAGACACCATAGCTACTGCAGCTTGAGGTGCATTACGAGCTATGTACATTTGAGTATGATCAGCTATCTCTTCCTTCAGTGACTTAACAATGGAGGTAGTAGAGGTAGACTTAGCATATCCTGCTAATTCCTTAGCACGTACAACGCTACCGCCAGCATCTTCAAAGAGTACTTGTAGGAATAGCTGCTGTTGTTCTGATAGTTGTCGTGTCATATAGGATACCGTTGTTCATGTAGTTTAACTGCCATCTCAACCTGCTTAAAGGTGAACCATTTCCCTACCCTTTCATGTAGGGCTTCTCGTATATAGTAGATATCTGAGTGAGGTAAGTTTGCTTTGTGTAGCTTGCTCTCACCTAGGTAGTGGTACATCTTTTCAAGTAGATTATCTTTAGTCTGGTCAGCTTTGAATTGTTCAGAGTTAATCATGTTATACAGTTATATCCATTTTAAGTTAAATGTCAAGCTTTATTTTAGCATAAGCTAAATTATTTCATATAATGTTAAATAAACTATGTTTTAGTTCAAGTTACAATACACCTTAGGTGTTGGCGATCTAGGGTTTGAGTAGGCAGTTAAGGTGTTGGCGATTTAAGGGCTTCTACACTTAAGGTGTTTGGCAAATAAGTAGAAGAAGTTAGAATGCTTTTTAGTTAGTAGGTTTAAACAACTAGAAGAAAGGCAATTAAGGAAAGGCACCTTATGTGAGCACCTTAAGTGGGGGTTTAAGTAGCATGGATAATGCAGTTATACACTAATCTGAGCAAAAGTCAAGAGGTATTTGAAGTGATGTCGCTAATAAGTAATTGTATGTCGTTAGTTAGCAAGTACACACAAAGGGTGTTGGCATGAAAAGTACCCTTGTTGCCTTCTGTTGCACCTCCCGTGTGGGTAAGTCTGTGGATAAGTAAGGGTGCCTGTGGATAACTATGGGGATAACTCCTCTGTTTTACCT